TCTTCTGTAGATGTCAATATAATTTTGTATGCCTTTTTAAACTTGTCTCTTACAACCATAGGTGTCGATGACTTCACTGCTTCAATGCCTTGAATCTTTACCTTAGGTTCAGCATACTGAACACCCTCATTGTTATGAACATTCATTATGTAGCGTTTCTTTGCTGTCCATACTGCTTTGTCAGCAATCGCCTCTCGTTCCATAACCATGCGATTTTCAAATCCGTTCATCATCGTGAACATAGCATCGTATGCTTTCTCCAACATAGGTTGAAATTTCTTTTCACAAGCATTATCAATGAACTTCACAGGATCTTTAGGATTGACTTGTTTAACTAGCGGACCCATATTAACATAGATCGAGTCAGTGTCCATCGCAATAACGTAATCCTTATCAGTACCCAATATCTTATTCATGTTTGCGTTCATCGACTCTTCTGCCCAGCGAACTGCAAGTTGTCCAGAGAGCGTAATACCCTCTGCTACACGAAGATCATAGTATCGAAAATACTGATTACCTAACGCACCATATAATGAGTTAAGCAAAATCTTTACAGCCATTTGAGTGTTATCTAATTTATTTATCTCTCTTGCTAACTCACGAGTGTTGGTTTTTTCATATACTTGTTTAGTATCCAACATCTGACGTTTAACCGCCTTACGTTCGTCATACAACCCGATAATGATGTCAGGCAAGTGTCCTCGTTGATCTTTACGATAACATGAACCATTAGCAGCAACTGCATATTCAACATCTTCGTTGTGAGGAGGTCTGTCATCTGAGTTACAATATTTCAAATAATAATCAACACCTGCAGGTAACACAGGACCGTTCTCAACAAGCGTTTCAGGACTCATGTTGTACTGAACAATCAAACTAGGATAAAGTGAACTTAAATCAAATGACGTTACCCAATCAGTCATACCCACATGAGGTTCTTTCACATAACCGCCAGGATAGTCGCCACGTTCTTTTCCTTCAGAGGGAGGAACTGCAATCTTACGATCACTGAGGTATCTGAATATTAACGAATCCCATATTGCCGTTGTCCCAAATGAATCCATATAATTCACGCCGCCTTTGTAAGCAACAATCATTGCGAGATCAAGAAGATCAAGATACTTGTCAAGCGAGTCAACCAACAACACATCTCGAATATTGTAGTCAATGAACTTTTGATGATCGTGTTTATACAATGAATGAAGTGTGCCAAACTCCTCATAGGATAGTTTGCGTTCACCCAATACAACACTTGCGATATGATCTAGTGTGTACGATTCCTGATTACCATACGAATATCCAAACTTCTGGAATATGTCAAAGTAATCCATTTGTTGAACACCATAGATTTCATACGCATCAAGTGCCTTACCTTTGATACCAATCTGACGATAATTAACAACCTTGAAAGGTGATAGACGTTTCGTATCACTTTCGGTCATGATATTCTTAACACGATTGATGATGTACGGAATATCAAACAGGCGAACATTCCAACCTGTTACTACATCGGGAGCGTTGCGTTCCCAAAAGAATATAAACTTTTCGAGCAGTTCGTGTTCTGATTCACACTTACGATATTGTATCAAGTAATCTTTATGATCACCAGTCAATAACTCTTGCCCTTTCGCAATATCATAATCACCTAACCCCCAGACATGAAACACTTTGCTCTGACTGCTTAGATATGCGATTGATATAACGGGATGGGCCGCTTCATTAGGTTCCGGGAAACCATCGTCTGAAGCGACCTCAATATCGATGTTACCAACATCAATGTGGGATCTGTTGTGTTTGATTTTTCCCGGGAATGCCTCTTGAACAAACTGAGCAACGAAGTTGCCATTGCCGAATACTTTGAGATTTGAAATATCAGAATGTTCTGCAACAAACTCTTTCGCATCTGCCATCGTTTCTAGTTTAAATGGTTCAACGGGTGTTCCGTCAATACCTTTCCATTCGGTTGAAGGATTGTGGGAAGGCAAATATAAAGTAGGTTGATACTTTACTCTTTTCTTAAAAGGTTTACCTTCTGCAGTGTATCCCCTAACCAGAATCGAATTACCAAAACGATTAACACAGGTATAAAAACTCAAATCATTCTCCAAAGCAAATTACGTCACGTTTACATCATTATACAACAAACACAGCAGTTTGTCAACTAAGTCATTCCGAAAGGAACTCCTTCTTCCCAGAACCGATACTAATCTTACGAGGTTTCTCTTCGTCTGGAATTACATTTTCAAGAGAGATGCTAAGAACTCCATCTACGAAATCCGCACCTTTAACTTCTACAGTATCAGCAAGCGTGAATGATCGTTTGAACTTACGACCTGAAATACCCTTGTGGATATAGTCACGTTCAATTGAATCAAGCGGATCGCCTGTTACGTGTAGAACGCCATCTTCAACAGTAATGTCTAGTTGATCTTCCGTAAATCCGGCAAGTGCCAACTCGATCACATAAGCGTAATCGTCTGTCTTGATGATGTTATAGGGTGGATAATTTTGTTGTTTGTCAGTAAGGTTACTGGCATGCATTCGATCAAAGATTCGATCTAATCCAACAAAAAATGGGTCTTGCGGTATGGTATGTAATCTTGTCATAGGTTATCTCCTTTAAGTTAAAGCAAGATTTAAGTTAGCGTGAACCCTTACGGCATTCACTATTTTATTTATACAACTTTTGTCATATAAGTAAAATTTTTATTGCCATTCTTCCCAACATTTTGTTACTTCACGATAATCGATAATAACACGTTGTCTTTTGCGTTCTCCGCCTGATCCTGCACCCATCAATGCACCTATTACGGTCATTGCATCGTTACCACTACCTGAACCAAATTGATTCCCGATAGCGCCACCTATAAGCATTCCTGTAAAAACCTCCGCATCAGAGGCAGGTCTTTCAATCATGCCGTAAATAGGAATCCGTACTTTTTCACAAACTTGAACTTTCTTTAATAGAACAGCATCCTTAGGACTAGTTGCATAACTAACTGACGAACACCCTGTTACCAATGCAACTGCTAAAATTAATAATAATCTCATATTATAACTCCTCTGATATATACTTCGATACATCAACTATATCTTGGTCACTCAGTGCAGACGCTTGTGACCACATCATATTTGATTGACTTCCGACTTTACCACGATTCTTGTACGTTGTCAATCTGCCGAAAATGTAATCATATGTTTGTCCAGATACTTTAGGTCCTAACCCGCCTTGACCTTTGTCGCCATGACAACCCATACAACCACCCCAAATTCTTTCGCCCGGATCAGGTTGTTCAACAACAATACCGTTTGCTTCGTTGTATGCCGCTAACTCAGCATCTCGTATTTCTTTTTCAGCACGATTCTTTTTAAGTTGTTCATAACATTCATCAACACAAGCGTGATGATAACCGCCACCTTTGTGTTCGATATTTGGATAAACCATTGTGCTGAATCCTAAGAAGAATACTGCACACCCACCTAAAACATACCATAACTCTTTCATTAGTGTACTCCTGTTGATCCGAACCCACCATCACGATCTGTCTTTTGATCAGGTTTGTGTTCTATTTGTTTAAAACGATATTGTGTTGGCATTTTGACAATCTCACCTTGTCCTATGCGCATTCCATCTTCTATAACAAAAGGTGTGTTACCTGCGTTATATAACATTACGAAACTTTGATCTGTATAGTCAGCATCAACGATACCCTCACAGTTAATTACAGTGACTGCATTCTTCCATGCAAGTCCTGATCGTGGATGTATTCGTAATGATTGATTAGATTCAAGATCAAAGATGAGTCCTGTTGGGACTAAACATCTTTCACCTCTATTTAAAGAAAATGATAAATCCTTTCTCACAGAAGTTGTGTGAGGTAAATGATTACGTGAAAAGATATTAATCAAGTCACCTTGTCTGAGCGATGCTCTAAGATCAAAGCAAGCAGATTGTTGTGTTGCGTAAACAGGAAGGTGTGCCTGTTCAAACAGTTTGTGAACTTTAATAATTTCCGCATCATCGTGAGCAAATTGCATCAAGGTGGAAATGTTGTCTTTCATAATATATTCCTAATAATTGTTTATTTGTAACCTTCAAAACCTTCGACTTCGATTAGAGCATTCTCCCACTCCGCCATATCATCTTTGTTTTCATATACAGAAAACGATCCTGATATTGTGAAAGGAGGTTCTACTTCAACATCAACAATTTCGTTCCATGTTGATTCAACGCTCGCCTCTTCTTTAAATTTTGCTGCCGCCTCTTCAGGTGAGTCAGCATCTATTTCTGATTTGAATGAATATTCTCTTGTCTTAGAGTATATTCCACTTATAAAATATTTCGCCATAATACACGCTCACTATATTAACTTTTTCTTCCTATACTATACTTTGCCGCTAGTTCCCACTCGTTCTTATCCTTGTATGGAAGGATTTTGATCTGTGATAATGGAGCAACAGGTTCTTCAATCTTGGAAGGTGCTAGAACTTTAATTAAGTCCCATTGTTGTAACAAACCGATAATTGTATTTCTACGACCTTTATCTTCGTCATCGAAATTGTTTATCTTGCCATCGAGCATGAACAACTCTTTGAAGTGTACAATGTAATATTTACCTTGTTTGTGCAAGATATGGCACGATTGGAATAACTTCTTTTCTTTCTTAGAAGCGATACCTATGCGTGTTAATGTTTCCTTTACTTTAAGGAAACTTTCTTCGTTCGGTAGTTCGACTTCTACCAAACTGTCAATTAATCCTGAATTCATGATTTTCCACCTTTTTCTTTTTCTTTTCTCATTGAACAAAGTTGTTCACTTGTCAATAATGAAAGATGCTCTCGCCCTACAACTTTGTTGCAATTATAATATTCGCAAACGAACTCAAGATCCTCATCGCCAGTATTCTTAACCCATTTCTCAAATCTCTTCCTGGGTCTAATACTATTTATAAGAAACTCATATTGCGGACGGTGTTCTAGTTGGTGGTACATGTTAGTTAGGTTAGCGTGCAATATCGTATCAGGAAAGTACGATAATGCTTTGTTTACGATCCAAGGTTCATAACCCTTTTCTGCCAAGGTATCGTTTTCAGTATCTCTCATCATATTCTTTTTTGTGTGATTGATACTATTTACATAATCAAATGGATTCGCCATGCTCTGGTTCCTTTTCCATATCCGCAACACAGGAGGTACAAATCTTTTGCTCCCCGTCTTTGGATTCACCGTTTTCTTCGTATGCGTATTTTATGACGGCATAATCATTGCCTAGTTTTCCTGAACACAAGAAACATTTTTCTTTCCTGAATCCTGGAGGCAGTTTCATTTCCAATCTGCCTCTGCCATGATTGTTGCCAGTGCCGCTACACGATTGATTTCTGAGTTCGCAACAAACGCTTCCTTGTATTGATACTCAGCAAGTATGATAATCGCATCAGCAACACTTTGAGTGCTTTTCAACTTGACAGGCAACACATCATACAATTGACGATACAAGTTTGTCGAATCAATGTCTGTGTTGTTTGCTACCCACTTACGCATATCTGTGAAATTCTTGTTCTTCATCAATCCCATCAACTTTGAAATATTATCAGATGAATGATTTGTGAGAACACCTGCATCGATTGAACCTGTTGCAGAATATCGTTGCAGTTCATTTAACACTCGTCTCCAATCAGGGAAGTGTGTTTGCACCATTGATGCAACTGCTTGTTTATCATAGTCAACATTCTCTTGATCAAGGATACCACAAACACGCTTGAAGAATTGACCTGCGATACTTGCCTTTTCAGAATTAGGAATGTTAAAATCAATAACAGAACATCTTGAGTGTAAAGGTTCGATGATACGATTTTTGAAATTACAAGTTAGGATGAACCCACAGTTGTTACTAAACTCTTCCATGAAGTTGCGAAGTGCGGGTTGTGTTGAATTTGCGTTAAGGTAATCTGCCTCGTCAAGAATGACGTATTTGCGACCACCTGAGAAGGATACTGTTGATGCGAAGTTTGCAATCTCGATACGAAGCGTATCAATATTGCCGTTCATAGATCCGTTGATTACGATATAGTCAGCGCCTATTTCTTCTAACATCGCTTTTGCGATTGTCGTTTTACCTACACCAGCACGACCTGTGAGTAATAAGTTAGGTACATTGTTTTGATCAACGAACTGTTGAAAAGTGCCTTTCATCTCATCCGGTAAGATTGTGTCAACAACTTTTCGTGGTCGATATTTTTCGACCCATAAAAATTCATTCATAGTTCACTCCATAATAAAAAAATTGGGGGCATTTCACCCCCACGAGATTAAGATTCAGCAGGTGCTTCTTCTTGCTCTTCGGCGCCTTCGCCAGGAATCTGTACATCTTCGCCATTGGCTTGTGCTGCTTTTAAGAATGTGACTAACTTGTCTCTTAAACCGCCAACCGCTTGTAGTTCATTACCTTTGATTGCTCCACGCTCGGACACAACATCGATAATTTGAACACATGCAGAAATATCCTGCAAACTTAGACCTACTTCTTGCGCTGCTTCAGCAACTTGCTCTGGTGTAGGTTCTTGTACTTCTTCACTCATATTTAACTCCTTTTTATTTTGCTTCGATTGCAATCCAATACTGAACTTTATCAGATTTAAAATGCGCCATACCTTTTGACGAAAGTGCTACTTCGTAATCGGCAGGCATGAGTTTCAAATTGTCAGTTCGGATGACCATAGTAAACGGTGCACCGGAATAATCATCTTTTACAACAATGTCGAAACTATCCGCTGTGGGATTCTTACTATCGATAGCAGATACTGAAACTTGATTATCTTGT